CTAAAGTAGTTTCTGCTACCGCCAACGACTCTAAAGTTTCTGCATCTACTTTACCTGGCGATCTAGATTTAATTCTTTTTTCAGCTTCTCTGTAAAGTTTATTAAAGTCAGTGTCTTTTAATAATTGTTTTTTACTTTTTTCGTCTAAATCTGAAGCCTCTATTTGAGCTCTGTATGCTTCTGCTGCAGCTCTAGCTTCACTTTTGCCAGCTCCAAAAGAAAAACCTAAATCAGATAATGCTGATCCAAATCTTGTTTTAAACAAATTAATGGCACCAGCTGGTCCAACTGATTCTGGTTGGGCAGCGATCGTGTCTAATACATCATTAGTTATTTTAAATGTTTTGTATCTATTGGATAATGTATCACCAATCTTCATGGTTTCTGTATTTACAGTTTTCTTATCTAAGAATTGATTTACTTGACCAAAACCTGGAACATTTGCTTGGCTACTTACAGCTGCATAAATTTCATTTCCTCTTTGATCAACTTGTCCAGTAGCAAATTCCATAGTACCACCTTTAGTTTGTCTACCTTTTACATTAATTGTATTACCGTTATCATCAATAAATTGTATAATTCCTAACTCACCGCCAAAAGGTTCTCCCGCTGCAGCATCATTAAATAATTTCATCTCATCAAAAGCAAAACTCAAATAAGTTTCCATAGATTTATTTTCTAATTCATTTTGTTTTAATTTCATAATTCCATAATTACTTACTGCTGGACCTAAAGCTTGACCAAAAATTTGTACAGCGCCTGCTAAACCTCTTTGTTTAGAAGTTCCCGCCATCAATCCAGCTGCTAATTGACTTAAAAACATAGACTTAGCTACATCACCTTGGGGCTCCATACCCATTTCAGCTCTTATTTCTTTTGCTCTTTGTATTAAGTTAGTTGTGTATCTTTTACCACCAATAGGTTGTTCTGTTCCTTTACCATCTTGTGCAGCATTAAATGTTTTTTGAGCTACTTGTTCTGGAGTTTCTTTAACTGGAGCAGGTGGTTTAGATGAAATATCTTGTCCTTCAATACCTACAGGACCCTCTAGTCCCCCATCAATAGTTGATCCGCTGTCCGTTTGCATTGCTACGGTTTGTGGCTGTATTGTTTCTTTTAAAATCTCACCACGTTTATTTTTTACTAATTTATTTAGATCAGCAATATTTTCACTGCCAACTTTAATTTCGTTTTGAGGAGCGGTTAATTGATCAGGTACTATACCTAATTCAGATCCTTCTGCTTGTGCAACCTTAATTTTTTCTTCTTGTGCTTTTTTAATTGCACCTCTACCTCTAGGTCTAGATGGATCTAACTTTCTAAAAGGATTAATTGCTCTATCACCAGTTGCTAATGGTTCACCAGCTAAAACTCCTCCAGTAATTTGATCAAATGTATTTTGAGTAGGATCATTTTTATCAAGGCCAATCATAGAATTTGGATTATCTCTTCTAATCTTGTCTGCTAAAGCACTTAAACCTTTTAAACCTGCATAACCATAACCAATAACTCTGCCAGGAGGCGTTAATCCTGCAAAACTAGCAGCAAGATTTATTCCTGATTTTAAAGGTCCTGTAACACCAAGTTTTGTTAATATGTCATCAGATAACATAGCAGTTCCAGTAGCTGGTATTGCACCTCTTACTAAAGGACGTATACCAAAATTATTTTTTAAAAATTGACCAGTTCTTTGCATTGCAGGTCTAACATTTCTTCCATAAAATCCTTGTTGGTTTACAGTTAAAGGAAAATTTCTTGCCATCTGTCCTGTTGTATTAACAGTTGGTGCACCTATCATTTGACCTATTCTAGCTTTAACAGGTTTCAATGCACCTTTTCTTAAAGCTTGTTGTCGAAACAGTGGTCTGTTTAAAACTTTATCTAGGGACATTATCTCCCTCCCTGCATACCTTGAAATGCTTGGAATGCGCCTATACCCGTACCTACTGATTGTGCTAAAGGACTTGTTACAGGAGCTGTAGTTGTACCAATCGATGATTGTGATTTAGGTCCAGCTGCATAAATATTAGATAAGAATTCTGCCCTTTGATAAGGTTCGTAAGCTTGTTGTAATTGTGATTGTCTAGCAGCATCTGTTGTTGCTTGTGCAAGTTGTCTTTGTAATCCACCAGCTTGCATTAATTGATTTATATCTGCTTGTGCCATCTGTTGTTGGCCTTGTCCTATATTAGCTAATTGGCTTCCTATGTTGCCTTGCATTTGTTGTTGATTTTGTGCAGCTTGTAAGGCTGTTCCAAAACCTTGTTGTTGTGCTAGACCTACTTTACCTAATCGTGCTCTTTCTAATTCTGCTTGTGCAACACCTTCTCTTCCACCACCAAAAGCACCTGACATAACAGCTTGTGCACCTAATTTATTTTGTGCAATTGCTGCTTGTCTATTTATTTCATCAACAACATAAGATTGATAAGGATTGAAAAATTGATTTATATTTGGAGTTTGTGCTGCAAGTAATTGTCCGATGCCCGATGTTACTGTTGGAGCACCAACTCCTGTTTGGCCTGCCGCTGTTATACCTTGTTGCTCTAAAGCTCCAAGACCAGCAACTTGCATATCAGGAATATTAATAGGTTGACCAGCTATTCCTCTAGCTAGATCCATAAGTTCTATTTTACGTTCTTCAACTCCTGGTGCCTCTCTAATTACTGATGTATTAAAAGATGTTCCACTTGATGAAGGTTGTGCAGGTGCAGATCCACCGCCGCCTCCGCCGCCAAATATACTACTTACTATTGATCCCATTAAACTTCTCTCTCCATTTGAATATGTTTAGCTTTCCAACCCCATTTTTTAGATACTCTTGACCAACCTGGTCTTACCCAAAAGCTTAGTTTTTTACATCCATTCAGTTTAGCAAATTTTGTTACTGTTTTCACTATCTTGTCCTCCCATAAATGTCTTTTTCTTCCTGTACAAATAATTGCCTCAAGTTGAGAGTAGTTAGGTAAAGCTGCTATTCGTGTTACAAATAAACCAAAGACTTGGTTTAATTCTTCTTCATCACTTCCAAAAACCAAAAATAATTGAGCTTCGTCTTTTTTAAGTAAATCTTTAATGTCCTTAGCACTTGCAAAACCACCTGAATAATTTAAAGCTTCAGCTACCATAAAATCACACAACGGCCAAAACTTATCAATGAATTTAGGTTCTACAGATAAAACTGATAGATCTGGTTTAGCTAACTTTTGTTTGTGCATCTTTGCCCTTCTGTAATAAATCAAAAACTCGTTTGTATCGAGCTTGTTGGTCATAGAAGTATTTTGCACCTTTTTCTCTCATATCTTTCATGCTATTAGGGTTTCCTCCAGCAATGATACCAGCGCCTAACACTCCATCTGCTCTTGTTACAAACTCTCCGTCTGCTAATTGAGCTAACATTGTATCTTCGTCTTTGTCTCCTGTGCCTGACCCATCTTCGACATATCCTGATGCTCTCACATAATTTACAGAATCATCTTCGTCATGAGTTCTTTTACTTGGAAGGTAATTAATACCACCTTCATTAAATTTTTTTATTTCTGCTAAACCACCTTTATTATATCTATCTGCCTCTATTGCATATGGACCTTGTCTAAAGTCTCCTTGGTTTTTAGGATCCGCTTCAGGTATGTAAGGTTGTTCAAATGTTTTCTCTACACCTGTTTCAGGATCTATGTATCTAAAACCACCTCTTGCTTTTTGTAAATCTGCTACTGCTAAATTATAAGTTGGAGTAAAAACATCTTGTGGTTTAGGATCAAAAGCACCTCCAAAATATGTTCCTGCTCCTATTGCTAATGCAGCTTTCAATGGATCTATTTCCATTTCACCAGGTACACCTTTTCTTGATCTCATGAATAGTTTTTGTAATATATTTCTATTGTCAACAGTTGGTGCACCAGCTTGAGTAGCTGCAGCTACAGACCCTGCTCCTGCTCCTGCGCCTCCTAAATTTAATGCGTTTGGCCCTTGAGTTAGATTACCCATAGTTCCAATTGTGCTTTGCTGTGGTAATCCTAACATTGCGCCAGCCTGTGTTTGACCTAAAGCTTGTATTGGTCCTAATTGAGTGAAGGGTGTAAATCCAGTTTGCGCTGCAGAAAAACCAGGTACGCCCATTGCTGAACCTCCAGCCAAGACACCTTTACCACCGTAGTATCCAGCTGCTGCTCCTGTAAGTCCGCCTAATATTCTTTGAAGTCCTGATCCACCAGCGTCTTTAGATCCTTTATAACCTTTGTATCCTCCGTAGGCGGCTAGTGCATAGGGTAAAAATTGTAACATATATTATGTATTCCTTAAAATTAGCTAATTAGGAAATATTACCATTTTATGAGGTCTTTGACAACTCATCGGAAAAAGACCCTCTATATTGGTGTTCTCCTATATGACTTATTTTCTCTGTTATAAGAGCATGACATTTACCACCTATATTTTTCCATCTCTTACAAAAAGCAAAGTCTTCTCCTAAATAAGTTTTAGTTTCAGGATCAAAATCAGTGTCAAAAAGATTGTATAAATATGGTTTTGTTTCCATTTTACCGTTAATAATAGTTTTTTGTATTATCTCTTTTTCAGGATAAGCTTTAATCATCTTTTCAATGACTTCTCTTTTTATAAGCATACATCCCGTAGGTGAATGAGTAACTTCAATAACTCCATTTTTATCCATCTTTATATTCTGCTCGTCTTTTACTTTCATAGGATATTGATAGAAGCCTTTATATTTAAGATCTTCAGCATTTTTAATTATACCTGTTTTGACTTTATTAAAACCTTTTTCCCAGTTAAAAGTCTTTAGTGGGTAAGGCACTGATATGACATCTTTGTTTGTGTCTGCCATTTTAAATATAGATTCACTATCAAAATCTATGTCTGAATCAATAAATAATAAATGTGTACTATCTGTCTCCATAAAACTAGACACACATAAATTTCTACCTTGAGTAACTAAAGAAGATTTCATTACTTGAAAACAAGTTAATACATCTTTCTTCATACATTGTTTTTGAAACTCTAGACAAGCTTGAAAATAATGTATGGATACATCGCTATGAACAGGAGTGCCTACAAAAAATCTATACTTACTTTTTGTTTTAGGTTCTGTTTTTTCGTTTTTACCAAACCAAATTGGTTTACTTGGATCTTGCATTTCCTAATACTCCTCTTAGAAATCCATCCCAGTGTCCTGCAATAACTTTCCAATTATAAAAATGATTAAAGAATTTTTGTTGAAACTCTAAATGATTATGACACCCAACCTCATTCAATTGTCCAGGTATTTGATCTATTACAGCTGCAAATTGCATAGCTAAATTTTTCCAGTCTTTGTCCATAGGTATATAAATTGGAAACTCAGAACAAGTTTCATAAAGTGCTCCGTTGTCCGTTGTTGCTACATACAGTCCACAAGCTAAAGCTTCAATTGCTGATATACAAGAAGTCTCTTCCCAAATATTAGGATAAACAAATGCATCGTAGGTATGTAAGTTTTCTAAAATATAGTCATTAGGTTTATATCCTATGTAATTTACATTAGGTAACTTTTCACATTGATCATATAAGTCTTGATATGAATGATCATTTTTTTCCTTAAATTCATCTCCATAAACCTGTGTACTACTATACACATCCAAAGTTATGTTTTTATTATTTACTAACTGCATAGCACCTAATAAGACAGATAGGCCTCTCCAAGGTGTTGGTTGATATATTAATTTTATTTTTTCTTTTTTAATTTTAGGATCTCTTTTTTTAATATCAGGAATTCCGTTTTTTATTACCGTACATAAATGCTCAGGTAATGAAAAAGTTTTTCTAAACTGTTCGTAGTTCCAATGGCTATTAAAAACATAATAATCATATTGTTTTATTTGCTCGGGATCTTTAAAGAACTCTTGAAAATGAGGTTGATCAGGAGCCATTTTTTGCCAAAGAATATTTATTTTATTTTTTGATAAAGGGACTTTGTGTGGCACTGAAGTGCATATTTGAAACTTGTCTAGTAATTCTTTGGAAACATACTTTTGCAAAAAACCAAGCTGTAGTTCTGTTCCACCTAATGGATTCATTGTGTGCTACCAAATATAGGAAGATCAGGAACTTGAACTTCAACGTCAGTAGCTAAATCTTCTTTAGGATGCTCAGCTAAAAAAGCTTCTTCTGTCTCGTATCTTTCACCTGTCTTAATACTTCTATAGATAGTTTTAGTTTTACATTTAACTTTTTGATATACGGTCATTGTATTTAATTACAATATATTAACGCCCTTGTCCAATATATTTCTTTCGTCTAGGAATTTTTTTACTATAACTCTTGGCATGTTGACCAGGACGTTTTTTTGGAGTTCGCTTATGATAATTATTAACTCCAAAGAGTGCTTTCTTTTTAGCCATTTTCTTGAGATCTGTCTAATTGGGCATAACTTACAACACCTGTAATTTCATTAGCTGTACCTGCTTGAATTTTTAATATGTCGCCGCCTTCTAAATTTAAAGTATCTTTTATAAGGTTTTCAGATGACTTGTTTAAAACCGCATGACCTATCTCAACATCTGATCCTCCTGATTTTTTTAAATAAAGATCAACATCAACATTACTTGCAGTTGCATGAGATCCTTGAACCATTTTACATATTGCTGAAGATGAAGTTGATATAGTCAACACAGTTGTTAAGTTGGTTGTTGTAAGACTATAGGTTGTACTTTTATATTGTATTGTCATGATAAAAAATAAGTAAATGCATCTTGTTTGTTTTTTATATCATTCTCATATGAAAAATTCAACTGAGACTGAAGAGTTCTAAAGGCTTGAAGTATTTGTCTTTGATCTTCTTGAGAATATTCAGTTTTAGGTTCAGGTATTTGTATTGTTATTTTTGCCATTATCTTCTACCATCCACTCTAACATCAAATCTAAACGTACCGTATCTCCAGCTCTCATCTAAATTTTCATTTTCAATTTGAACAGCAGCTAACCTTGCTCTTGCTCTTGTATCAACTTTAGATGTGCTTGAGTTTATTGTAAAAGGTCCTAAAGGACTTGATGTTGAAGTTGTTCCTTGAGGAAACTCATTTAAAAATATAGTTACTTTTGCGTTACCACTTATACGTTTAAAGTCTGGTAAAAACCTTTTAATACTCATTAAAAATTCTCCATCTCCTGGAACACCTGCATTACCATTTAAATCAAACTCTCCTGATTTTATAAAAGATGTAATTGCTGTTGAAGATCCATCACCATTTAATTGATTTACACCTACTTCATGTTCATAATAAATAGATGCCCCATTAGAAACACCATTTACTACTGGAAAAGTTGGTGTGTCTGAAGCATTGTAATCTGTAGCATAAGGTTGTTCGTAAACTGTTGAACCCACCCAAGTTGTTCTATCTAGAGTTCCTGTCGTCCAAACTTGTTCGTCAAAATTATAAGTTACAACCCTATCAACAACTAAAGAACCAGCAGAAGGGTAAAACCAATTAATTTCTGAGTATAGTTCATTAATACCTCCAAAAACTAATTGCCCTGAATTATAATTTATACCTGGATTATTACCGTCAGTTGTAAAAACAAAGTCTTCTACTAAACAAGGTAGTGATTTTACAGTGCCATCATAAACATAGAACCCTCCTGTTTTACCCATCCAATATACCGCACCGTTTGCAAACACACCTGCGTTTTGCCCTAATAGTCCGTTGTTAGAACCGACTTTCCTAATTGAAAAAGTAAATGGTGGTCCAACAAATTGCATTTCATATGCAGCTGTGTCGGTAAGAACTAAAATATAATCTTTACCTTTTATGGCTCCTATTATTCTTGTGCCATCATCAAGTCTAAAAGTACCAGCAGTATTTGTTGAAGTTGGTTGATAATCACTCAAACTTTCTTGATCAGAAAATCTTATAAACATTTTATCTTGTGTTGTTGAAGTTCCAATTGTAGTTTCTGTACCTAAATGAAATAAATGCCTGTCTCTGTCTGATACTATAGTCATTACTGATGCTGTTGGCATACCTGTGCCAATGGTTGCTCTCGTATTTAATGCGTTACCTGCTGAGGGGTTCCAGGTAAATGTTTTTCCATTATGAATTGTTGCTATTAAAATATCACCAAAGTTTTCTAAAGACCACATTGCAGGATCAATAGTTACTGTGCTTGAAGATGAAGCGTCACCCCATCCTATGTAGCTAGATATATCAGTTACTGTTGCTCCATTTGTATGTTCAACTGCAGTCGTTCCATTAATACCTCTAGTAATTCCACTAAGTGTATTTGTACCTGTGTTATTTGCAGTGTAAGACATGTCTTCAGATCCAATTCTTATTGAACCCGTTGCTGGGAATGAAGATGTAGCTGTAAGAACTACACTGGTATCGCCTACTAACATGTTACCGCTGTTATTCATTGTTGTTGTACTTTGCGCAATAGTTCTTCCGCCAAATAAATACGTACCCCAACCATATCCATAAGTTTGATTTAAAGGACCTACGGGTTGGTAAGGATTAACATCTAATGTTCCGTTGTTCGTTGTTCCTGAACCTGATTCTACTGAAGGCATTAAAATTGTAAATGTTGTAAATGATGGTGTTGTTTGTACTTCGAAAACTTTATCATCAAAATCTGACGCTGTGTAACCTGTTTGTCCCGCAGTAAAAGATCCTGCATTAGCGAAGGTAGTCAATTCTCCTACTTCAAGATTGTGTGCAGAGCTTGTAGTAATTGTAACTATAGCTGATGCATTAGTCGTTGTTATGTTTGCACCTGTAGAGAAATTATCTGTTTCTAAAGGTGTTATATCGTAAAGAACACCTTCGTAATAAATTGTTAAAACTTTATTTGTACCTATCGCTGCATATCTTTTTCCTGAAATATCAGCCCAAACATGTTGTTGTCTTGCAGCACCAACAATTTTGTCACTACATAAAGCAGACCAGCCCCCTATTTTTTCTGGTTCACCATATCTAAAACGCACATTGTCACCATCCACCCAACGACCTTCTGCGTCTGCTGGTGTAGATTGTTTATCGAACCCTGGTGCTATATTTACTTTTGATAAAGGCATGTTAAATTATACCACAAGCTATTTGGGTAAGAAAGTTGTCCATTCTAAGTGTTTTATTAAATCGTTTATATACAATTTCCTCTTCTTTTCTTTACGTATGTGTTGATGTAATTCCTCCAGATCTAAGATAAGCCATTCTTTATCAGCTTCTAAAACCATTTTTTGAGCTTTAGTATTGAGCTTTCCATTTTGAGCTGGTGTTCCATCAGATAACTTAAACATATTTCTTACATCAAATCTATAAAAAGCATTTTGTCCTTTTATCATTCCAGCAATATTCCATGATGTTTTTTCTTTAGGGTATTCTATGTTAGTTAAATGTTTAGCAAATCTTTTAACAATCATCTGGTTTATAAATCATATTAATGTTCATTTGCTTACAAGACCAAATAGCAAAATCTATATCTTCTACAATTGGAAATCCTGCTACATTAAAAGAAGTGTTTAATAACATAGGAATTTTAGTTTTCTTATAGAAGTTATTAATTAAATCATAGTAATATTTGTTTTGTTTTCTAGTTAATGTTTGCATTCTAGATGTATTATCCACATGAACAATGGCAGGAGTTTCTTTTATTGCCTTAGCTTTAGCTGGCAGAGCAAAAGACATATGGGGTGATTCTTTTAAATTACCTAAATTAAAATATTCAGAAACATGTTCTAACATAATAGTTCCTGCCAAAGGTCGCCACCACTCTCTTCCTTTTAAAGTGTTAATTATGTTTTGAGCTTTTTTATTTCTAGGGTCAAACAAAATAGACCTATTACCTAAAGCTCTTAAACCCATCTCACTTGCACCTTGAAAAATAACAACAGGTTCTTGTTTTAATAAAAGCTCTACAGCTTTGTTTTCACTATTTGTAATCATTACAGTATAAAGCTACTCCAATTGCTGTTCCTGCATCATGTGGTACAGGATCTATAAAAAAATTTATGTCTTTGAATTTTTGCACGTATTTAAAATTATTGACACAATTCAATGCTACTCCTCCAGTAAGTATTATATTTTTAAGACCTCTGTAATCAACAGCTTGTTTAATTAACTCGCAAGTTCTTTTAAAATTTTCTTCTTGGATATCTGCAGCTAATTTAACATGATCATAGTTTAAGTTATATTTTTTATTTGTATAATGGTAAGAGGACAGACCCATTAATTTACCAGCCTCGCCATAAACAAAACCCATCAACTCACTACCTTTGTTAAAAGCAATTCCACCAGGTGAATTAGAACTAAAGAGATATTGAACACCATTAATAGTTCTCAAGATTTTGTGATCTGAATAATGAAACACATTATGTTCTACTGGTATGTCAGGCATATTACTGCAGTGTTTAAAATATTCTACATAGCTTTGTTTGTTAACATACATAATAGTTTCAATTTCTTGAAAAGGCCAAGTAGTTGGTCTTGCACCTCCACCGTCTACAACTATAGCCATAGCTTCTTCAAAAGGTGAAAAGTGAAATCCTGTAAGTCCGTGATAAAGATGATGTTTCTTTTTGTCATGAAATAATGGACAGTG